TGTACGAGCAAAATTTAGTTAAAATAATTGAACCTATTAAACGTACGACTATAAGTCGACTTAACAAATCTAAAAAATGGAAATATGGATACAATAAAGAACATGATATCGTGGTTATCTCTAAAACTGGCAAAATTGGAGAAATATATGAAATTCAAGGTTTGCGAATTGGGTTGCCGCTGGAACCAAAAGGAGTGTACGTGCACCCCAAAAACAAATGGGTAAAATTTGATCAACCAAAAGAACTATCTCGTTTAAAAAATATATTTGACTGGAGAAATTATCCAGAAGAAAAGAAAGAACAATGGTATGATTATATAGACGAGGAGTTTAAAAGAAGAGACGAAGGTTTTTGGTTTATGAACAATAATAAACCAACTTATATAGTAGGTACGCACTATATGTATTTACAGTGGAGTAAAATAGATGTTGGTGCACCTGATTTTAGAGAGGCAAATAGATTGTTCTTTATATTTTGGGAAGCCTGCAAGGCAGATAAAAGATGTTACGGAATATGTTACTTAAAGAATAGACGATCTGGATTTTCTTTTATGAGTTCTGCCGAAACAGTTAATTTAGCTACAATATCGAGTGATAGTAGATATGGTATACTATCTAAAACAGGTGCTGACGCTAAAAAGATGTTTACAGATAAAGTGGTTCCTATAAGTATAAACTATCCGTTCTTTTTCAAACCGATACAAGATGGTATGGATCGACCTAAATCAGAATTAGCGTATAGAGTACCGGCAAGTAAATTTACAAGGAAAAAAATAACTTCTAATGAAAAATTAGAGGATATACAAGGATTAGATACAACTATAGATTGGAAAAATACTGGTGATAATAGTTATGATGGTGAAAAACTTAATTTACTAGTACATGATGAAAGTGGTAAATGGGAAAGACCCGATAATATTTTAAATAACTGGAGAGTTACAAAAACATGTTTACGATTAGGTAGTAGGATAGTTGGTAAATGTATGATGGGCTCTACTTCAAACGCTCTAGATAAAGGTGGGGAAAACTTTAAAAAATTATACAACGCGTCAGATGTCACTAAGAGAAATAGAAATGGCCAAACAAAATCTGGTTTATACTCTCTTTTTATCCCAATGGAATGGAACTACGAAGGATTTATTGATGAGTACGGAATTCCAGTTTTCACTACTCCTGACAGCGATGTGCTCGCCCCAGACGGTGAATTAATAGATATAGGTGTAATAGATAATTGGCAAAACGAAGCTGATGGATTAAAAGATGATCAGGACGCTTTAAATGAATTTTACAGACAATTTCCAAGAACTACAGAGCATGCTTTTCGTGATGAGACAAAAAACAGTATATTTAATTTAATAAAAATATACGAACAGATAGATTATAATGAAGAGATGTCTAGAACTTTAGGGATTTCTACTGGTAATTTTCAATGGGTAAATGGAATTAAAGACACGCAGGTTATATTTTATCCAGATCCAAAAGGTAGATTTAAAGTTAGTTGGGTTCCAAGAGTTGAATTACAAAATAAAATTATATTAAAAAACGGTATAAAATATCCTGGCAATGAACACATGGGAGCGTTTGGTTGTGACTCTTATGATATATCAGGAACTGTAGATGGACAAGGATCTAAAGGAGCGTTACACGGTTTAACTAAGTTTAGCATGGAAGACGCCCCTGCGAATAGTTTCTTTTTAGAGTATTTATCAAGACCACCTACAGCCGAAATATTTTTTGAAGATGTTTTAATGGCTTTAGTATTTTATGGAATGCCAATACTTGCGGAGAATAACAAACCAAGACTTCTTTATTATCTTAGAAGAAGAGGATATAGAGGGTTTAGTATGAATAGACCTGATAAAATATGGAATAAATTATCTATAGCAGAAAAAGAAATTGGTGGTATACCAAATTCTAGTGAAGATATAAAACAAGCACATGCCGCGGCGATTGAAATGTATATACAAAACCACGTTGGCATAAAACAAGATGGATCATTTGGGGATTTATATTTTAACGATTTGCTAAATGATTGGAGTAGATTTGATATAAATAAACGAACAAAATTTGACGCTACAATAAGTAGTGGGTTAGCTATAATGGCTAACAACAAGCATTTATATACTCCAAATCCAAAAATTGAAAAACCAAAGTTAGATTTACATATTGCAAAATATTCAAACAAAGGCAATATATCAAAAATAATTAAAAAATAAATATGATTAGATCATCTATAAAAAATTATTTTCCTAGCCAAGTCGTTAGTGACTTGGAGAAAATGAGCTATGAATATGGTGAGAAAGTAGCGAAAGCTATCGAGCAAGAGTGGTTTAATAATGAGCGTGGTGGTAATAGATATAATCGTAACGTTAATGATTTTCATAGATTACGTTTATACGCTAGAGGAGAACAGTCAATACAAAAATATAAGGATGAATTATCTATAAACGGTGATTTGTCCTATTTAAATTTAGACTGGAAACCAGTTCCAATTATACCTAAATTCGTAGATATAGTTGTAAATGGTATTGCTGAAAGACTTTATGATATTAAAGCTTACTCTATGGATCCTGCTGGTGTTAGTAAGAGAACAGAGTATATGGAAACTATACTAGCTGATATGAGATTGAGAGATTTTGACGCTCAAACACAAGAAGCGCTTAATGTTAATTTAGGAGAGACACCTCCTGAAAATCTACCTGATTCAGAAGAAGAGTTACAGCTACACATGCAATTAGATTATAAACAAGCTGTTGAGTTAGCTGAAGAGCAAGCTATCGCAACATTAATGGAGGGTAGTAGATATGATTTAATAAAGAAAAGATTTTTTTATGATTTAACAGTATTAGGTATAGGTGCTGTGAAAACAGGATACAATACATCTGAAGGGGCAAAAATAGAATATGTTGATCCAGCTAATCTTGTTTATTCTTATACAGAATCACCTTATTTTGATGATATATATTATGTTGGTGAAGTAAAAGAAATTCCAATAAATGAATTAGTTAAAGAATTCCCTCATTTAGATCACGAAGAACTAGAAGATATTGCTAAAAATACGAGTAATAGATATAATCGTCATATGGGTAGAGTTGATGATGATGAAAATAAAGTACAGATATTATATTTTAATTATAAAACCTATATGAATGAGGTTTACAAGGTGAAAGAAACAGCTACTGGTTCTATGAAAGTAATACCTAAAGATGACACTTTTAATCCTCCTGAGAATATTGAATATAATTATTCTAAACTACAAAGATCTATTGAGTGTTTATTTGAAGGCGCTTTAATTTTAGGTACAGATAAATTACTTAAATGGGAAAAAGCGCATAATATGATGCGTCCTAAAAGTGATTATACTAAAGTTAAAATGAATTATGCTATTGTTGCTCCTAGAATGTACGAGGGTAAAATAGAATCACTGGTAAGTAGAACTACTGGTTTTGCTGACATGATTCAGTTAACACACCTTAAACTACAACAGGTTCTATCAAGAATGGTTCCTGATGGTGTTTATTTAGATGCTGATGGTTTAGCTGAAATAGATTTAGGTAATGGAACTAATTATAATCCACAAGAAGCTTTAAACATGTTCTTCCAAACTGGTAGTGTTATTGGTAGATCTTATACTCAAGATGGTGATCCAAATCCAGGTAAAACACCAATACAAGAAATCACAAGTGGTAACGGTGGTGGAAAAATACAAAGTTTAATAAGTACTTATAATTATTATTTACAAATGATTAGAGATGTGACTGGGTTAAACGAGGCTAGAGATGCCTCTACACCAGACGCAAAATCATTAGTCGGTATACAAAAAATGGCCGCAGCTAATTCTAATACAGCGACAAGGCATATTTTACAATCTGGCATGTTTTTAACTGTAGAAGTTGCGGAAGCATTGTCACTTAGAATATCTGATATATTAGAATACTCTCCAACAGCAGAAGCTTTTATTCAAGCTATAGGAGCTCATAACGTTGGGACACTAAATGATCTTAAAGAATTACATCTTTATGACTTTGGTATATTTTTAGAATTAGCGCCTGACGAAGAAGAGAAACAGTTATTAGAAAATAATATCCAAACGTCTATACAGCAAGGAGCAATAGATTTAGAAGATGCAATCGATTTAAGAAATATTAGAAACATAAAGCTAGCTAATCAAATGTTAAAGATTACTAGGAAGAAAAAAGCTGAAGAGAAAGCTCAACAAGAACAAGAGTTAGCAAAAACACAAGGAGACGCTAATGCACAAGCTGCTCAAGCTGCAGCAGAAGCTGAAACTAAAAAAGCACAAGATTTACATCAATTCGAAGTTGCCTTAGAACAAGCTAAAGCACAATTTAAATCACAGCAAATGCAGGAGGAAGCTGCGATTAAAAAAGAATTAATGCAAATGGAGTTTGATTTCAACGTACAACTTCAAAAAATGAACTTAGAAGAAGTTGATATGAAAGAAACAATGAAAGAGGATCGTAAAGATAAAAGATCAAAAATGCAAGCATCACAACAAAGTGAACTTATAGATCAAAGATTAAATCAAAAACCACCTAAGAATTTCGAATCATCAGGGAATGATATAATGAGTGGAGATTTTGGTTTAGGAGCTTTTGATCCTAAATAAATTTTTTATTAATTATTATTATATTATATTATGGCAGAAAACAAAGAAGTAAAGTCTGAAGAGACTAAAGAACAACCTAAGGTGGATAATGAGGTTGGAAAAATAAAAGTTAAAAAACCTAAAGCTAAAAAATTTAAAGAACCTGAAGATGGTATATCTAAAATAAATCTTAAGGAGTTAGCTGAAAAAGGAAAAGAAATATCAAAAGTAGATTCAACTAATGAAGAAAATACTAGTGAAGAATCTAAAATAGAAGAAACACCTAAAGTAGAAGAAACACTTAAGGTAGAAGAAAATATAGAGTCAACTGAGGAAAAACCTATATTAGAGGAGATTAAAGTTGAAGAAAATAAAGAAGCTCAAAAGATAACAGAAACGGCTTCTGAGGCTATAACAAAGTCAATAGAGACAGGTCGAGATTTACCTGAGAGTGTTCAAAAGCTAATTAATTTTATGGACGAGACAGGTGGAGATGTACATGACTATGTTAAGTTGAATAGGGATTATTCAAAAATGGATAATCACACTTTATTAAAAGAATACTATAAAGAATCAAAACCTCATTTAAGTAGCGAGGAGGTTGATTTTTTAATGGAAGATAAATTCTCTTATGACGAAGAAGAAGATAACGATAGAGATATTAAAAGAAAAAAACTAGCATTAAAAGAGCAAGTTGCTGATGCTAGAAAGCACTTGGACGGCTTAAAGTCCAAATACTATGAAGATATTAAAGCAGGTTCTAAGCTCACGGGTGAGCAAAAAGAGGCTATTGATTTCTTTAATAGATACAAGAAGGAAGAAGCAGAAGGAAAAGAAGAAAGTGAAAAAAGATCAAAAGCTTTTAAACTAAAAACAGATGAACTTTTCAACAATAATTTCAAAGGTTTTGAATATAACGTTGGAGATAAAAACTTTAGATTTAATATTAAAAATGCTGATGAGATTAAAAACACGCAGAGTGATATAAGTAATTTTACTAAAAAGTTTTTAGATAAAAATAATACAATATCAGACGCTCAGGGTTATCACAAGTCTTTATATACAGCGATGAATGCTGATGCTATTGCAAAACATTTTTATGAACAAGGAAAATCTGATGCAATAAAAGAAAGCATGAATAACGCTAAAAATATAAATATGGATCCTAGACAATCCCACGGTGGAGATATAAACACGAGTGGAATGAAAGTTAAAGTGTTAGGTGATAATTCTGCTGATTTCAAATTTAAAATTAAAAAACAAAAATAAATAACAATTTAAAAATTACAAATTATGGCAATTACTGCAGGAAGTAGTTTGAATAGTGTGCCGGCTCCATTACAGCAAGCACTTACTTCAAATTACATTGATTTTACAGCCACTGCTACGGCAGGTTGGGCTCAACAATATTTACCAGATCTTATGGAAAAAGAAGCTGAAGTGTTCGGTAACAGAACAATTTCAGGATTTCTTTCGAAAGTAGGAGCTGAAGAATCTATGACTGCTGATCAAGTTGTATGGTCAGAGCAAGGTAGATTACATTTATCATACATCGCGACGATGTCTAACGTTTCCACAAAAGCTGATGGTACTGCCGGTGGTCAGATTACTATTGTATCTGATATCGATGGTAATACTGGAACAAACGTTTATTCAACAAATGACCACGGTGTTAGAGTTAATGACATTCTTTTAATGGCTGACTCTGACACTACGACTCAAGGTGTTGTTACAGCTGTTAATGCAACAACAGGTCTTATCTCTGTAGGTTTCTACGGAGCTAATACGGCTACAGCTGCTGGTATTACAGCGACTACAGGTTCTGCTCTTAGAGTGTTAGTTGTTGGATCTGAATACGCTAAAGGTACTAACGGTAGATCTGGTCAAAACGAACCGTCATTCACTTCATTCTCTAACAAGCCAATTATCTTAAAAGATAAGTACGCTGTATCAGGTTCTGATGCTTCACAAATTGGTTGGGTTGAGATTTCAGGTGAAGATGGGCAAAGCGGTTACTTATGGTACTTAAAGTCTGAAGGTGACACTAGAGCTCGTTTTACTGATTACGTTGAAATGGCAATGATTGAATCTGTTAATGGTGTACCTGGTTCTACATTACTTGATAGTGAATTATATGGTGCTGCTGGTAACACATTTGGTACTGAAGGTTTATTTGCTGCTATCGAATCTAGAGGAAATATGTCTTCTGGTATTACTGGTGTTAACGCTGCTACTGATTTAGCTGAGTTTGATGCTATCTTAGCTGAGTTTGATAAACAAGGAGCTATTGAAGAAAACATGATGTTCGTTGATAGAGCTACTGCTTTAGCAATAGATGATATGTTAGCTTCAATGAACTCTTACGGGGCTGGTGGTACTTCTTACGGTGTATTTGACAACGAAGAAGATATGGCTATGAATCTAGGTTTCTCTGGTTTTAGAAGAGGTTCTTATGACTTCTATAAATCTGATTGGAAATATCTTAATGATATGGCTACTAGAGGAGCTATTAACGCTATGAATACTACTGGTGCTATTCGTGGAGTTATGATTCCAGCTGGTGTAACTTCGGTTTATGATCAAAACTTAGGAAAGAATCTTAAAAGACCTTTCTTACATGTTAGATACAGAGCTTCTAAAACAGATGATAGAAAGATGAAAACTTGGACTACTGGTTCAGTTGGAGCTACTACTTCTGATTTAGATGCGATGGAGGTACATTACTTATCTGAAAGATGTTTAATTACTCAAGGTGCTAATAACTTCATGTTATTAAACTAAGCATTTATATTTTAAAGAGACTGGGATTAATTTCCCAGTCCCTTTATTTTTATTAATTTTATTATATATTATATTATGGCAAAGAAAAAAGAAACAAAAAAAGTTGAGATAGAAGAATCTCATATACAAGAAGAAGTGGTGGTGAAAGAACCACCTGTTATAAAACCTCCAAAAGCAAAAAAAGATACTTGGGAGATAAAAGATAGAGTGTATTATTTAAAAAGGGGAAAACCTTTATCTAGAATGATTAAATCAGCTGGTATTTATTGGTTTGACGAAGAAGAGGGTCATGAGAGAGAGTTAAAGTATTGTGAAAATCAAAAAACTCCTTTTGTAGACGAAATGAAAGGTGATCAGAGATTATCTCATATTATATTTAGAAATGGCGTATTACACGTGGGTAGAGAGAAAACAACTTTGCAAAAACTACTTTCATTATATCACCCACATAGAGATAAAATTTATTATGAATGGAAACCTGTAAAAGAAGCCGCTACAGAACTTGATTGGTTAGAGTTTGAAGCAGAAGCATTAATGGCTGCTAAAAATCTAGATATTGATTTAGCAGAAGCTGTAATGAGAGCAGAGATTGGTTCTGAGGTATCTAAGATGAGTTCTAAGGAACTTAGAAGAGATTTGTTATTATTTGCTAAAAGTAATCCTAATTTATTCTTAGAATTAGTTACTGATGAGAATATTATACTTAGAAACTTTGGTATAAAAGCTGTAGAGGCAGGTATTATTAATTTATCTCAAGACAACAGAACTTTTACATGGGGTTCTAATAATAGAAAACTAATGAATGTTCCTTTTGATGAACATCCATATTCAGCTTTAGCCGCTTGGTTTAAAACTGATGAGGGAATGGAGATTTATCAAAATATTGAAAAAAGAATGTAATAGTAAATATATGGTTGCCCTTCGGGGCGACCATTTATTAAAAAATTAAATTATATGAAGAAAAAAGAAATTAAAAATCAAAAATCAAGAGGATTAGGTGATTCAATTGCTAAATTTACAAAAGTAACAGGTATTAATAGTTTAGCCCAAATGGGAGCTAAAGCTATGGGTAAAAAAGATTGTGGGTGTAAAAAGAGACAAGAATTTTTAAATAAAGCTTTTCCTTATAAAAAATAAAAAAATATTATGGCAGTAAATGTAGATACGGTATATCAAAGAGTTTTAGCTTTAGCAAATAAAGAGCAAAGAGGTTATATAACACCTCAAGAATTTAATTTACTCGCCAATCAAGCTCAATTAGAAATATTCGAATCTTATTTTTTCGAAATGGACAGATTGAAAAAAACACATGGTAGCGAATCCCCACCATATGATAAATCAGAAATATTACATGAGAAACTAAAACCATTCCGAAATTCAGGACAAGTATTATCAGGTAATACTTTACCTTCGGATTTGTATAGATTAGAAGAATTATATAGGTTTAATAATATTTGTGAAAGACTTAGTAGATCAGAGGTTAATTTAAGATTAATAACACCTATGTTAAAACCAACAGCTAAAAGACCAATATACTTTAACGAAAATGCGACACAAGTTAAGGTTTATGCACCTGGATTAACAACCACTAACTTAAGTTGTGATTACTTTAAAAAACTATCAAAAGTAACTTGGGGTTATGTTGTTACAAATGAAAAAGCATTATACAACGTTGGAACATCAGTAGATTTCGTGCTACATCCTTCAGAAGAAGCAGAACTTGTTTATAGGATATTAGAGTTAGCTGGTATAACAATAAACAAACCTGGAATAGCAGAATTAGCTGACAAAGCGGAAAAAGAAATGACTCAACCTAAAAAACAATAATAAATGGGATTAATCACGGAAACAGAAGGATTGTATTATAAAGGTAGTGACAACATACAGCAAAGTGGAGATGAAGATTATGGTAATTATCAATTTACATCTTTAGATAATGTTATACGTCAATTCATGGCGATTTATGTTGGTGAAGATAAGTTGATATCTAAAATAAAACGAAGTGACGTTCAGTTTTTTGCAATGAGAGGATTACAAGAATTAAGCTTTGACACTTTTAAATCTATAAAATCCCAAGAGATAGAGTTGCCAGCAAACTTAAAAATGGTATTACCTCAAGACTACGTTAACTATGTTAAATTAGCGTGGATTGATAGCTCTGGTATTGAGCATATTATTTATCCTACTAAATACACCTCTAATCCAACCAAAATAGATCAAGCTACAGATGGTACTTATAACTTTGACGCTTCAGATTTAGATAACGATGGAGATACAGAAGATTTAAAAAGAACAACAACAACAACATCAACAGCTACCACAGCAGCTAGTACAACATTAACGTTGGCCGCTGCTAATGCTAATATACTACCGGGTATGCTTGTTTCTGGAACAAATATAACCGCAGGAACGTTTGTAGCGTCAGTGAGCGGAACAACAGTTACTTTAAGTCAAGTTGGTACAGGTGTTTCTACAGGAACTTATACATTCACATCTTTAAACAATGACTCCGCTACGTGGGATAGTTATAAATCAGTATCACCAGCTGAAAACACAGCTGATGATTATGAAGACGATACTTATTGGCCAGATAGAGGTGGTAGGTATGGATTAGATCCTGCTCACGCTCAAATTAATGGATCTTATTATATAGATGATAAAGCTGGAATAATACACTTTAGTTCTAATCTTTCTGGAAAAACTATAGTTTTAAGATATATAAGTGATGGAGTTGGAACAGACGAAGAAATGAAAGTACATAAGTTTGCTGAAGAAGCTTTATATAAATGGATTACTTATGGAATAATGTCAACTAGAGCTAATACAGATCAAAATATAGTAGCTAGAATTAAAAAAGAAAGATTTGCTGAAACTAGAAAAGCAAAATTAAGATTATCAAACTTTAAATTAGAAGAATTAACCCAAGTACTTAGAGGTAAATCTAAACAAATAAAACACTAGTACATGCCGAAGATAGAAAGAAATTTCTCAAAGAGTAAAATGAATAGGGATCTCGATGAGAGAGTAGTTTCTAATGGAGAATATAGAGAAGCGTTAAATATACAAATATCAGCTTCAGAAGATTCTAACGTTGGTACTGCTCAAAATTTATTAGGTAACACCTGGATACAATCAGAGAATACAACTATTAGTAAAACTATGGGTGACCTAGTTGGCCAAGGTGTTGTACCAGCAGGTAGTACATGTGTTGGTTCTATCACTGACGATAAGAACGATAAAATATATTGGTTGGTTGCTGGTCCTGAGTTTAAAACAGCTTGTAGAGAAAGTTGTGACTATACGACTGTTGGATCTTGGAAAGATTATATATTAGAATACGATATACGTACAGAAGCAATAAAATATGTTTTTGTAGATATTTATCAAGTAAATACTTTACAAACGGCTAGTACTACTAATACGAGAACAATACCGGTGACTAGTAATACTGGTATTAGAACAGATATGACTGTAAAGGGGTTTGTTAGTACTAGTTCTGGTGGTATGACTATGGGTGGGGAAGGAGATACTGTTGTAACTGAATCAAGTGGTGATAACACGACAACCGTAGAAATATATTCTCCAACAGTAGATTATACTTCTTCTGGTACTATTAATACTGGTGTATTAAACTTCTATGCTCCTAGGTTGTTAAATTTTCATAAAGATAGACTTATTACCGGTATAAATATAATAGAAGATATGTTATTTTGGACGGATGATTATTCCGAACCAAAAAAGATAAACATAAAAAGATCTATAGCTGGTACTGGTGGAAATACAAATATTAACTCTCCTAATAATACAAATTTATTTACAGGTGATAATGCTAATTTTCATACTAGATTAGTAACAAGACCAGATGTTGGAGCTCAATTACAGGTTAAGTGTGGAGATACAGCAACATTAACAACGCAAAGAGAAACTGTACGTTGGACAAAAGAAGAAAATATAACTGTTATTAAAAAAGGTCCTTTAAAGCCACCTAAAATAAAAATGTCTAATATAGAGGCTGCTAGAGAAGACGCAGATGGAATTCCAAATGAAATATCTGCAGAATCTGATCCTACTGGTGGAGGTATTACTGGTCCAGCTGGACCGTCTTCTTTTATGACTGGTTCTGGTAATACGCTAGGTCCAAAAAGCCCAGGTGATATCGTTAGTGGTATTACTCTTGATAGACCTGTAGATTTTAGAGTAGGAGATATTGTTGTATTTAATCAAGATCCCGATGCTAATGAAGATAGTTTTACTGATCACGATGTTAGAGCTAGAGTTGAGCAATCTCCTTTAGTTGGATCTCCACCGTTTACTCCTTCAGCTGGACCATATGATTTTAAGATAGAATCTATAGCCACTGATAAAATAGATACAGAGTCAAAAAAATGGAATGTAAAACTTGAGCAAGCTAAACCATTATTCGAATTCAAATTTCCAAGATTTTCTTATAGATATAAATATGAAGACGGGGAGTACTCTACTTTTGCTCCTTGGTCTGAAGTAGCTTTTATGCCTGCTGATTATGATTATCTACCTAAAAAAGGATATAATTTAGGTATGACTAATCAAGCTAGAAATATAAAAATACAAGAATACATACCTGAAGACGCTTTGTTACCTCAAGATGTTATAGAAGTAGATATATTATATAAAGAATCTAACTCTCCAAATGTATATACAGTTAAAACTATAAAGGCTACTGATAAATATCCACTATGGCCTCACCGTAATGATTCTAATAATGTTATAGGAGTATTAGATAGAGGTGAGTGTGAGATCGAATCAGAATTAATACATGCTGTAGTCCCTTCTAACCAACTACTACGCCAATGGGATAATGTTCCTAGAGTAGCAAAATCACAAGAAATAAGCGGTAATAGATTGGTTTATGGTAATTATTTACAAAATTATGATATATCTTTAGGTGAAGGTCGTTATGATACTTCTATACAGCCAAATTTAAAAATAACATTAGAATCTAAAGTTGCTCCTTTAGGTGTAAATTACGATCAAGATCCAACACCTGGTAAATCTGTAAAATCACTTAGAACATACCAAGCTGGAGTTGTTTATTTAGATGAATATGGTAGAGAAACACCAGTTTTAACTGGAGATCCATTAACAAGTACGTTAAAGGTGGAAAAGAATAATAGTATGACGTTAAACAATATTAGCGTTAGAGTTACAACTCCTCCGCCAAACTGGGCTAAATATTGGAAAATATTTATTAAAGAAACATCTAATGAATATTACAATCTAGCAATGGATAGATGGTATGATGCTGAAGATGGTAATATATGGTTGTCTTTTCAATCTGCTGATAGAAATAAAGTTGATGAGGATACGTTTTTAATACTTAAAAAACAACAAGATAGAAATGTACCCGTTACAGATAAAGCTAGATATAAAATTTTAGCAATAGAGAATGATGCTCCTACATTTATAAAATTAAATACTAAAAGATTAGGAGCGGTTAGTAACAACGCAACAAATACAAATATTGGTCAGTCGTTTCAACATTTTCCATTTGAGGGTACTAGTACTGTAAGATATAGTGGTAGTGGTTTAAGTGCTGCTATGGGTAGTTCTTCGGCGAATGTAAACGAAGATATACAAGCAGGAGAATTATATGTGAGACTTACTAAATCATCGGGTGAATTTTCCAATTATTATCAAATAACAAAATTAGATGGTGATATTATTCATATTGATGGTACATTTAAAGAAGATGTTAATTTCATGTCTCCTAATCAAACTTGGGCTGGTAGAGCAAGTGGGTGCGGACTTGAGTTTAGTAGAAGGATATCTGAAGATAAAGCTGAGTTTGATGGAAGATTTTTTGTAAAAATATATAAAGATTTAGTTTTAATAGATAACTTACTTAATTTAGGTCTTCCTGATTATAGAGTTAGACTTGTACAACAAGTGCCATATTTAAACATTGGAAGATTATGTCTTGGTGGTAACGGAAATCCAATCAGCGGTAATAGTTGTTCAGGTAGTGATTACACAAACTGGGAAACGCTTGGTAAAGATGATGATTTTGGTGCACATTGGACCGCATCTGGATATTATAAACAGATGGGAAAAAACAATTATCCTGGGGGAAATCAAACTGATCAATGCTCCTCATGGACTGAAGACGGTTGGTCTTGCGATAGAAGAGATCGTACTAAAAAGTGGTGGAAAGGCGGTAAAAACAGTTGGTTTATTGATAGGGCTTTTTGGAGATCTGTTGATTCCCATAATGATGATTATGGCACGTGTAATGATAATTCTTACAATCCTAGTGGTCAAAGTAATAAAAGAGGATGGGGTATAAAAGATCATGGTAATTACTCTACAATAGATCTTGCTAAAACTAATAATGACACATCAAGATCTTCTGCGGAAGATGAATTTATTGGATTAATGACTACAAATGAGACGGTGTTTAAATTTGCTGAAGATCCAGCTAAAACATTATGGAGAGTAATAGGTACTCAACACCCAAGTCAAGAAAGAGTACAAAACTTCGCTGGATCAAACAGTGGGAGTGGTTGGACTGATGTCAATAATAGACATAGATGGAGAATCCAAGTAACTAGATTTGCAGAGTGGGATCCTGTTGCTGAAAAATACACATTAGCTAGTGATGCATCTATAGGTAATGCTGGTGTAGGTTATAACCCAATAATGAAAGAATCTTGGACTGCTAATCAGTTTGAAAGTAGTGTTGGTCCTCACGATGCTGTACAAGGATTAATGTACGATCATTATCAACCACAGGCAGCAGCTGATGCTGATACCGCTAATTTTGATTGGGTGGACGAGACTATAAATTGGAATTCTGGAGGATCTATTAGTAGAACACAAGCTTGTAAAAGACACTCAATACAAATTATGGAACCATTTTTTGAAAGTGGTGATGATAGATTATCTAGTGAAAATCCAGCAACGTGGGAAACAGAACCAAAAGAAGATGTTGGAATGGATATTTATCATGAAGCTTCTCAAGCTTATCCATTAACTATTAGTTCAGGTACAAATGAACTGGCCGCATACTATGGTACTATAGTTACTAATGAGGGCCCATGGAACTCGAATACAGATCCTTGGGGTGGCAACACAGGTGTTACGACAAGTTGGAGTGACAAAACAGTAACAATTAAAACATCGGATAGTGGTAGCACGCCGTTAAGTCTTTATCCAGTTAGCTCTGGACATGTATTAGCCTTTGAACATTCGGACGGTAGTAAAACAAGATTAGTTGCTACATCAACACACTCCTCGTCATCTACTTCTGGTGGTACTTTCACGGTTGATATTTTTGGTGATAAAAATGCTGAAGAACAACCTACACAATACAATGTTTATAATAGCGCTCCGCAAGCACAAAAAATAACACTTGGTTGGTCTAATTGTTATTCTTTTGGAAATGGTATAGAATCTGATAGAATACGAGATGATTACAATCAGGTAAGAATTGGTAAAGGTGTAAAGGCTTCTACAGTAATGGCTGAAAAATACGCTGAAGATAGAAGAAAAACAGGAATGATACACTCTGGTATATATAATTCAACTAGCGGTGTTAATAGGTTAAATCAATTTATACAAGCTGAATCAATAACTAAAGATTTAAATCCTCAATATGGTAGTATACAGAAACTACATACTAGAGACACTAATATAGTTGCTTTTTGTGAAGACAAAGTTTGGAAGGTATTAGCTAATAAAAACATATTATTTAATCCTGATGGTAGTTCAAATGTTGGTAAATCATCTATTTTCCTAGGAGATGCAACTACGTTTCTTGGGGAGTTTGGTATATCTAAAAATCCAGAATCATTTGCTGTTAGTGGTCAAAGATTATATTTTTCAGATGTTAGTAGAGGTTCCGTTTTAAGACTATCTGGCGATGGTATAACTAATATATCTGATAAAGGTATGAAAGATTGGTTTGCTGATAACTTAACTCCTTTAACAACTAAAGTTTTAGGAACTTTTGATGAAAGAAAATCATTATATAATATAACTATAGAAGGACTTTATCCAGTTGTTGAGAGTGATAATGGAAATGGTGGTGGTGGTACAGCTCCTGCTTGTGATGATTGTGGAGATACAGGTATTAGTACAACTGTTGATGTTAAAGGTGATAATAAAGACGATAGAGATGGTGTTAAAATTTATAGAGATCAAGATAATTTAAATATTGGAGAACATTATGATGATGATGTTGGAGCGTCTTATTATAGTTCAGCAGTTACATTAAGTTTTAATGAGAGAGCTGGTGGGTGGATTAGTTTCAAATCTTTTATCCCAGAAGATGGTGTAAGTATAAACAATAACTATTATACTTTTAAAGAAGGTGAAATATATAAACACCACTCAAACTTAAAAAGAAATAATTTTTACAACGAACAATATGATTCCCAAATAAAACTACTTTTTAATGAAGCGCCAGGTATAGTTAAAAGTTTCGGAACATTAACCTACGAGGGTAGTCAAGCAAAAATATCTCGAGATATATCAGATAATCAATACTTTAATTTATTCTCTAAACAAGGTTGGTATGTAAATAATATAAGAACAGATTTACAAACGGGTGCTTCCTTAGAGTTTAAAAATAAAGAAGGTAAGTGGTTTAGTTACATGCGTGGAGAAAGCACGGATTTAGAAAATCTAGATGAAAAAGAGTTTTCTGTTCAAGGTATAGGTATTTTAGGTAATTCTACATATGTTGGTAATCCAGAAACTGATCATTGTTTAACTATAGAGCCAATTCATATTGATAGCTGTGACTTACCAAGTGGTTGTACAGATCAAACGGCTAGTAATTACGATCCTACAGCTATTATTGATGATGGAAGTTGTGTTTACGTGGTGGGTGGTTGTATGGTAGAAGGTAATCCTTGTTATAATCCAACAGCTACTGTTGACGATGGATCTTGTTGTTATCTTGGTTGTACAGATCCAACTGCAAATAATTATGACGTAACAGCAACAATAGATGATGGTTCATGTACATATGATTCAAGACCGGGTTGCACAAACGATCAAGCTTATAATTATGATCCTTTAGCTACAGTAGATGATGGGAGCTGTTGTTTAGTCGCTGGGTGTACAGATCCGAGTGCTACTAATTATGATTCTAACGCATGTCATGATGATGGAAGTTGTTATATTTGGGGCTGCATGTATGGTGGTAGTTTAGTGGGTAATTCCACTTGGTGGGGAACAAGTCCTTATAGTAGTATTACAATACAGACAATGGCTGCTGGTAATTATAATTCACAAGCCACGCAAGATGATGGTTCTTGTGATTGGTGTACAGAGGGAGGAACTATAACCTCAACAACAATTACAGATGCTAGTAGTACAACCGCAGCAGATGGTAAAATAGATGTTACGATTAATGTTCCAGTAAATTGGAATTATAGACTTATAATATATAATAGTAGTGGTGTATCTGTGTTTGATAGTGGTCAATTAACAAATAATACAGGTTCTGCTAGTATAGAATACACGTCAACACTACTTCTTTCGGGTAATTATTCTATTGAACTAGTTGTAAGTTGGGATGGAAATGAACCTAATTGTGAACCCGCTACAGCAACAGCTACCGTGGGTAGTAGTGGAATAGCTTCTGTAGCTGGTTGTACTTATGGTGGTTCATCTTTACCAACTTGGAATAATGCTATTGGAGATGGAGGACCTAACACAGCTCTTACTTGGTCGAGTTTATATGGGACAACAGATCCGGGTGTTGCTGCGAATAATTATAGTGCAGGAGCTACTTATGACGACGGTTCTTGTGTGTGGCAGACCGCTTGTACTGGTAATATATCTATTCCTGATCCTATATTTGAAGATCATTTAGAGGCAGAAGGTATTGATTGGGGAGGTACTGCTGGTGATGGTTTAGTCAATAAAGCGCTCGCGTGTCCACATGAATCTTTAATGATTGGTAGTTATTTAGTTGGAGATCCTAAATATAGTAATGTTACTGGTATAGAAGAATTTAGAGATTTAAAATATTTAGCTATGGATGGAAATATTTTATCTCCAGCTAATACTAATAAAATAAATAACAAAACAAATCCTACATCATTAAAAGCTCTTTGGTTAAGTAATTGTGGTTTAACTTCTATAAACTTAAGTAACCTTACTGATTTAGAAGAATTAAATCTAGGTATGACTAATGAGTATCATAAGGACTCTATAAATAATTCTGGTGGTTGGGCAGCTTCAGAAAATCTTTATGGAGCAACAACTATTTTGGATTTTTCACATCTAACAAAATTAAAGAAATTATATCTTAATGGTACAGATATAAAAGGTATTGACTTAACAAATAATCCTGATTTAGAAGCACTTGATTTACGTTGGTCTTATTGGTTAATGTATAATACTAACGGTAGAATTGATTTGAGTGGTTGTACGGGATTACAAGAACTTAACATAGGTGGTTGTAAAGCTAAATTAAATTGGGACTTTACAACAGATAATATTGTTAGTACTGTTGGTATGAATCTAACAACATCAAGTGGGGGATTACCACTAACAACATTACGATTAAATGGAGTTAGTCACGATTTATTTGGTTGCATATCAAGTGGACAAAGTTGTTATTCTTATGTTTTAGATATTTCTAATTTACATAAATTAACGCATTTAAAAATGACTCATAACGCGGTTACTGACAACGCTTACCTTAAGACTAACTGGGCGGCACAAGGAGGTTCAGAAAATTGGAATGCATTTAGAAAAATAACACTATCAAGTTCTCTTGATTTAAAAGCTATGGTAATTGATAGCGGTGGTAAGTTTGCTATTAGAGGCCCGATGGGACCTGCTAATTGGAGACTTTGGAAACCGGTGATAAGATTAGTCGTAGGTGCAGGTACTTGGGATTGGAATGGTACAACAAATCTACATGGTGGAAATTCTCAAGATGTAGTTGTTAATGGACCGGGAACAGGTGGTGTTAATGTAACTATACCACAAGGAACTACTAGGGTTGATTTCTTTAAATACTTTTTTGGAACAGGCACAGCAGATGTTACTGGTTTCCCAAATGGCTCAGGACAAGGTAATGCAGTTGGACATGGTACTTATAATAATGGTATTTCTCCAAAATTAAACATAACAGCTACTTAAAAAAAACAATATGTCTCAACAAAACTATACAATAGATAGGGTAACAAATAGTACAGATGTTTACGGTTGTACTAATTTTTCTACAGTACAAGAAGGTGGAGAAGTAGCTTCTATAATCCCCAACGCTTCTTTTGATGCTAGTGTTACTTGGACAATAACAGCTAGTATTGGTTATGTTTTACCTTTAGCTAATTTTTCAATACCTAATGCTACTGCAACAACTGTAACTATTGGTTCAGATACTTACAATGTTTATCAAGGTGGTGATTTACCAACTGGTGTTTTAGGTGTTTCTTTTGTATCTAGTTCTGTATCTGTAATTATATGTACTATATACTTAGCGCCTGATTCTAGCCTTGGTATATCTGGTACTCCTTATGAAATGCCTTTAGCGGATACGTTATTGCAAATACCCATATCTGGATGTGCTGTTCGAGAAGCCGCTTCAATACTTACAACAGTAACTTATCAAGCTACTGGAAAGAACTTAACATCTTCTTCACCAACAAATGGAGATGGCATAACTCATACATACGTTAATGTTGGTAGCACTAGAACATATACATTTAAAAATGAATCATCTCATACATTACCACTAAGTGCAACTAGGGCGGTTCCTAATGATCTTGATAATCCTGTTAAACTCTTTGTTCACACACACACGGCAGATAGTGGTTATTATTTTACCGAACCACCAGCGTATACCATACCGTTAGAGTCTAGAGGTAATTACTTTGTAACAACGAGTAATATAAATTATCATACCGACACAACGGTACCCGTTCGAGATAAGGAAAATAAAACAACACTTACTACTATTAATAAAAAATCAAGTAGCAAGAAAATAACTAGTTTAAGATCGATTTTATGGTATACCAATCCTGAATCTGTAAATAGCAATAATCAAGAATCACATGCTATTACAATGGATTATGCTACTGCACCTATAGTGAGTCTTAC